GAAGCTGAGTGCCCTGCTGTACCTGCAGGAGGCTGAGCCCGAGACGTGGGAGGCGGCGACCAAGCGCCTGCACGGCATCAACACGTACAGCCACATCGGCAAGGACTCGCTCCCCGAGGAACTGCCGTACATGTTCCGGGACTGGGAGGACTACCTCCATCACCTCATCGACAACCTCGTCGACCACGAGGAGCACCGGACGATGTTCCGCAACATGTACGACCGGGTGCTGCGGCTGACCCCGGAGAACTGGAAGCAGGACATGGCGAAGAAGGTCGCCCGTGCTGTCGTGAACAACGACCTCTACGGGACCACCATCGACATGTTCCTCATCGGAGTGCGGGGCAGCAAGCCCCAGCGCGGAGTAGACGGAGAGAAGGTGCCATCGTGACGATCGACATCGAGGTCAAGGAGCAGCACAGCGCGTTGCTGGGCCGCAACAAGGTCCACGACAGCCGGAGCCTCGCGTTCCCGATGCGGGCGTCCATCGACCGATCCACGTGGCAGAGCAAGGCGATCCGGGTCTACGACCCCGTGCCCAACCCGAACCAGACCGTCGGATGCTGCACGGGCGTGGCGAAGTGCGTCCAGTTGAACGCCGTCGGCAACCGCAAGGCCGGTCGGATGCTGGACATGGCCGAGGCGCTGCAGATCTACAGCCGCAACACGCAGATCGACCCGTGGCCCGGCTCGTGGCCTCCGGACGACACCGGCTCGTCGGGTCTCGCGTCCTGCAAGTCCGCCGCTGAACTCGGCCTCGCCGGTACCACCTACGAGTGGCTGTTCGGCGGTGCGGACGAGGTCGTGCAGAGCGTCATGATGGGCCGCGTCATCAGCGCAGGCACGTGGTGGCACTGGGACATGTTCGGGCCGTCGGCAGGCACCTACGGCGGTCTCCCGATCGTCAAGCCCACTGGCGGCGAGGCGGGCGGTCACCAGTACGCCATCCGTGGCTACGACAAGACCAAGGACCTCGTGATGGGCCGCTGCTGGTGGGGCGGGTTCCGGGACTTCTGGATCAGCCGTGAGAACCTCGACAGCCTCCTGCGCGACGGCGGCGACGCACACTTCCAGAGGAGCGTGGCATGATCCCCGACCCCGACGAGGCAGCCGTCATGGCGACGATGCCTGAGTTCACCGGCACTGCCGTGCGCGACGAGTCCAAGGGCGTCATCGACACGCAGGGAACGCGTGAGTTCACCGACGAGCAGAAGCGAGTCGTCGAGGAGGCCAACCGGCTCATCGTCGAGGCGTACAACATGCTCCACGGTGAGAACGACCCTCTGTTCACCGAGATCATGCCGGTCGGTCGGGTCCAGTGGATCCACATCGACTACGTGCAGGCCAACGACTACAACCCGAACGCGGTGGCGCAGCAGGAGATGAAGTTGCTGCACACCTCGATCTCCTCGGACGGCTACACACAGCCGGTCGTGGCGATCTGGGATCCTGAGGCGCAGGGTGGCGAGGGCCGCTACATCATCGTGGACGGCTACCACCGCTACACGACGATGAAGCGCTACGCCGACATCTACGACGCGACGGCGGGTTACCTGCCGGTCGTGGTGCTGTTCAAGAGCGCTGCCGACCGAATCGCCTCGACCGTCCGCCACAACCGCGCACGCGGTAAGCACTCCGTGGCGGGCATGAGCAACCTCGTGTTCCAGATGCTCATGGCGGGCGAGGATGACGCCACGATCTGCAACAAGATCGGCTTGGAGGCGGAGGAACTGGCCCGGCTCAAGCACGTCACCGGCTACTCGAAGTTGTACGCCAACCGCGAGTACACCTCGGCGGTCATGACCAAGACGCAGGCCACCGCCCGCGCGACGTACGCCAAGGAGACTGGCGAGAAGGTAGAGGACTTCTGACATGGCGATCAAGCAGGGCAAGACCAAGCGGCTGAGCATCGACGAAGTGATCCCGTACTGGCGCAACCCGCGTCGGGTGACGGGCGAGGCCGTGCAGGCACTCAGCCAGTCCATCACCGAGTTCGGCTACCAGCAGCCGATCGTGGTGGACGAGGACATGGTCATCATCATCGGCCACACGCGCTACACCGCCCTCCGGCGCCTCGGCGTGACCGAGGTGGACGTGCTGGTCGCCGACTGGCTCTCGGACCCTCAGGTGAAGCAGTTGCGCGTGATCGACAACCGCGTGGCCGAGTACACCTCGTGGGACCTCGACGTGCTGGTCAGGGAGTTGGAGGACGCCGACAGCGAGTTGATGAAGGCGCTGTTCTCCGACATCGTGCTCGGAGACGACGCTCAGGGCGACAAGAACTACGTCGTCGACAACCGCGACTTTTCACAGGAGTGGGAGGACGTGGACGACAAGGTCGAGTTCGTCTGCCCCTCCTGCTTCCACGACTGGGAGACCGTCGTGACCCGTGACGACATCCTCAAGGGACGGATCGACAATGGAACTGCCTGAGACCACCACGCTGGCGATCGACGACATCAAGCCGTACTTCCGCAACCCCCGGCGCATCCCGGAGGAGGCGATCGAGGCGGTCAAGGACTCCATCGACCAGTACGGCTACGTGCAGCCGATCGTCGTCGACAAGGACCACGTCATCATCGTGGGCCACACCCGGCACAAGGCGCTGCAGCGACTGGGCGCCAAGAAGGTGCAGGTCTACGTCTCCTCCCTCTCGGACGAGAAGGCCCGTGAGTACCGCCTCGCGGACAACCGCGTCGGTGAGATGACCTCGTGGGACCACGGCGCCCTCGTGCTGGAACTCCGTGAGTTCGAGAGCGGCCTCGTGGACCGCTACTTCCCCGACTTCGACCTTGAGGTCGAGCAGGTCAAGACGGCGACCGACGTGACGCAGAACGAGGTGGAGCAGGCCGCGAAGCGCGTGCTTGAGGTCACCGAGCCTGCGGCTCTGACTACGGTGGAGGTCACGTGCCCCTCCTGCTTCAACACGTTCAAGGTCCGGGCGGACAGCCTGCCGGGGCTCAGTCGAGGTGACGTGACGGAGATGAAGGCCGGTGGCACGGCGAAGTGACCTCTCCTCACAGATCGGGGAAGCCATGGCGAAGAAGGACGGCGACGAGCCGCACCTGAGCCTTGTCACGCCCGAAGAGGCGGACGCCGAGGCCAAGATCGAGAAGCCGCCCGTGTCGCAGCGTCAGGCGACGCGCCGGGTGGAGGAGAAGGCACGCCGCGTCGAGGCGATGACCTTCCGGATGGCCGGGCTCTCGTGGGAGCAGGTGGCCGACCGGATGGACATGTCCGTCGGCGGCGTACGGGCCATGGTCGAGCGCGGCTTGGAGCGTGCGGACCAGCGCGAGGTCGAGAACATGCGGGCGATGGAGAACGCCCGGCTGGACCGCGCTCAGGCGGCGATCTGGTCCAAGGTGCTGAACGGCGACTACAAGGCCATCGACACCTTCCTGCGCATCAGCCAGCGTCGGTCGAAGATCAACGGCATGGACGCGCCGATGCAGGTCGACCTGAACGTCTCGATCCGTCAGGAGATGGAGCAGGCGCTCAACGAGTTGGAGACGATGGTCCTCGGGCCGATCGTTCAGGGTGAGGTCGTTCGCGGTGACTCTGACCCAGACTGACTTCGCGGACCAGATCGAGCACCTCAGGCTCCTGTCGGAGCAGGCCACCTCGGAGGCTGAGGTGCGGGCGGTCATCAGCAAGATCGCGCAGATCAACCGCCGCTACCGCGTCCAGCACGGCATCGGGATCCCGAACGACCCTCTCGTGCAGGCTCAGGAGATCGACCCGTCGTACCGCGAGCGGGCCCACCTCAAGTACCTGAGCGACGAGATCGCCGAGGCGGTCCGCGACGTGGAGCGCGGCCAGAACCGGATGATCGCCACGTCGATGCCGCCTCGTGCTGGCAAGAGCACGCTCACCTCGATGTTCGCCCCTCTGTGGATGCTCCGGCGCCACCCGGAGTGGGAGATCGTCATGACCTCGTTCGACTCCGGCCTGACGACCGGCTGGGCGCGGACGATGAGGACGCTGATCGAGGACAAGCCCGAACTCGGCATCGCGCTCAAAAAGGACGGTGGCGCTGGCGGTCGCTGGGAGACGCTCGAAGGCGGCGGCATGTACTCCGTCTCCATCGGCGGACCGCTGACTGGTCGAGGTGCGCGGGTCATGATCATCGACGACCCGGTGTCCGACTTCGCGGCTGCCCACTCACCGCGTGTGCGGCAGAACCTGTGGGACTGGTGGCTCTCGGTCGCCCAGACCCGGTTGGAGCCGCCGTACCTCGTCCTCGTCACGATGACGCGCTGGCACGAGGACGACTTCGTCGGTCGGCTCCTCAGCCCGGAGTACGAGGGCAACCCGAAGGACTGGAAGCGGATCATCCTCCCAGCGCTCGCGGAGAAGGACGGACTCGGCAGGGCGCCCGAGGAGCCGCTGCTGCTTCCCACCGTCGAGGAGTCGCCTGAGGAGGCCGTGGCCCGCTGGGCGACCACCAAGGAGAACGTCGGTACGTACACGTGGGCTGGCATGTACCAGCAGCGCCCGGCCCCGGCCAAGGGTGCGATCTTCGACGCGGGCTGGTGGCGCTACTGGACGTGGGACCCGGACAAGGCGACGGACGACGGTCGCGTGGTGTTCCTCGACCCGAGCAAGATCGTCAGCGGTCGCTGGCTCGACTCGTGGGACATGAACTTCGACTCGGGCGCGAGCGCCGACTACGTCGTGGGCCAGCGTTGGGTGCGCCTCGGAGCCAACCGGTTCCTCATCGCGCAGACTCGTGGCCGCTGGAACTTCACCGACTCGATCAAGCGCATGAAGCAGTGGGCTGGTGTCATCCCCGAGGAGTGGGACATTGAGAACCTCGGGCCGTACGACCCGTACGACCTGAACCGGAACCCGTACGGCAAGAACGTGCACGAGCGGTTCATCGAGAAGAAGGCCAACGGTGCTGCGGCTATCAACGTGCTGCACGACACGATTCCGGGGCTCAAGCCAGTCAACCCGCACACGTCGAAGGAGTTGCGTGCTCGCGCCGTCACTCCCGAGATCGAGAGCGGCAACGTGTACCTCCCGCACCCGACCGACCCGGGTAACGACTGGGTGCCGGACCTCCTGTCGGAACTCCGCAACTTCCCGCACGACGCTCACGACGACCAGACCGACACACTGACTCAGGCTCTCCTGCAGATGAGGGACGAGGCTGTCGGCGGGATAACGAACCCTGCCCGCAAGACCGGCCCGCAGTACACGCGGCCCCGCTCGCTGGCGCAGGCCGCACGCTCGGACATTGGTCGTCCTCGCGGTCGCTGACTCGTTTCAAACTGTGTGACATTCATCCCTGCCACGCCCGGAATCTGTGGTACACTCGTCATACGGGGCCACCTCTAGGGTGAGCCACAGAGCGAAGGAGCGAGTTATGGCAGGCACCAGCGGCTTCGACTACCAGTTGATGAACATGATGAAGGAGCAGGCGCGTAGCGCTGCGATCGGCGTCATCCAGCACCAGAACGAGCAGTTCAACGCGGTTCCGGTGAACACGGTCAAGGACAGGCTGGAACACCGACCTGTCAAGCACCGCGAGTCCACGCTCATCAAGCAGGAGCAGGTCGCCTTCTTCGGCAAGTTCGACCCGGCCAACGGCATCTGCCCGACCTGCCACATGACGCTCGCCAAGAACGGCGCGTGCGCTGGCCTCTGCTTCGACTGACCTGACGGGACGATGGGCCACGGCTTGCCCGTGACCTGTCGCCCGGTCAAGTAGGCCGGACCGCGCGGGTGTGACCCGGCGGTAGAGCAAGGAGATGCACATGAAGGTTCTGTTCGACGACAACGACATCGTGGTCATGGCTTCGGCGTACGGCCACAAGATCGTCTGCTCCGAGGAGCCCGGTGGCGGGCTCATCTACTCGATGGTCGACCTCGATGAGGACATGCAGCAGGCGGTGTTCTGGCGCGGGTCGTTCGAGTCCTGCGTCGCGGCCATGGTCAAGGACATGCAGCAGGTCGCGCTGACGCAGGAGCCGATCTGGCGCCAGCCCGACCCGGAGGTCAACAGCCTGCTGGCTCGCACGGTCTGACCCACCCTGAACTGCTCCTCCCGTCACGGGCCCGAGACCGTGGCGGGAGGGGCTTCACCATCGAGAAGGAGCGAGCGATGGCCGACAAGGGCCCGTACCCGTACGCGATCGTCACCACGAAGAACCCCGGCTGGGCCCGGTCGTCCCACTTCCGCCGCCGGGTGAACTTCAACAACGTCGACCACGCGAGGAACTACAGCCGCAAGGCCATCGCGCCCGACTGGTTCCACAGGCCTGAGGGACGGTGGAAGAACATCAACAACGTCGTGAAGGTGACCGTCTGGCTCGCGCCGGACGAGGGCTTCACGTGGGAGAAGAACCGGGGCTGGCGACCGTCGCGGTAATCAATCACCCAGATAATCAATCACCGCCCCTATAGGGGCGGCGAGTGATTGATTGATTCATTCCTGTTTTGACCGATGACTCAGCGAGAAGGAGCGAGCAGTGACCCATACGTACGGGGTAGACGAGCGGTGCCCCGGCTGCTGATGCAGTGAACTACCGCTGTGGCGTCACCCGACAGGGACAACTTCACAGACCAACCCGTCACCAGAACGGAGCGGCGATCGTTGCGATCGGACGGCTCCTCGTGAACGGCATCAACCGGTACCTACCGCCTCACCCCGACCATGCTGACGCAACAGGGAGAGGGGCACCTGCCAGAACCGGCCCGCCGGGATCTGTGCTACACTTGTCCTACGCGGCCACCTTGATCGCGTAGAAGAGAAGGAGCGAAAGATGCAGCGAATCAACGAACGAACCATCGTCCTCACGGATGACGAGAACAAGACGGTCGACCACTTCTACGACCTGCTGGACGAGGGCAAGTCGATCGTCGGAGCCTCGTGGGTAGCCCTGCGGTTCCATGACCGGGAGCGAAGCGAGAAGGCGAGCGACGCGTTCATCGACTACCTGTCGGATGACACGTGCTACCGAGAGCCCAGCAGCGGCAAGGTCAACATGCGGCGTACGAGGGAGACCGTCTGATGGCCCGCACTGAGCACGTTGAGTACCTCGTCATGGTCCCGAACTACTGGGGCATCGGAGACACGATCGATGACGCGGTGGAGCAGTTGATCGCCGCTGGTGGCTACATCACCGACGGCTTCACCCTGCTGCGCTTCAAGCCGGAGACGATCTTCCAGAGCGTCCACCCGGTGCACGGCGAGGTGTCGTTCAGCAGTGCCGACGGTGAGTCGGTGCCCGAGGCGCCCTCGTCCACCGTGGTGATCGCCGCCGACGCGATCATCTTCCGGAGGGCCGCGATCAAGCGGTCGCTCGTCAGCGACGACCTCGATGCCTTCGAGCGCGAGAACCTCAAGGAGGAGTTCGACGCGCTGTACGACGATCTCGAAGCCATCGCCGCCCACTGATCCGGGCCCCACTCGTCCGTGCCTCCTACAACTCCCCCGTGCGGGAGGTACGGACCCTGAGCCGCCCGGGCTCACTTCCCTGA